CCACCGCGTGGGCGCTCGAGTCTGACAAGGCCTTCGGCGCGGCCCTCGTGGCCAAGGGCACCGGCACCGGCACCTACGATGTGAGCTCCGGGGAGTAGCTCCACGGCTCGCTCCTCGAGGCCTCCGCCAAGGTGGACGACGCCACCGGCTCGCCGGCGGCCTTCATCCTGGCCGCCTCCGATGCGTGGCTCGAGATTGCCAAGACCGCCGGCCTTATCCCGCCGGCCTATGGCACGCAGAATGTGGCCGGCGTGGCCCAGGCCTCTACCCTCCGCGTGGAGGTGAGCGGCCTTCCGGTGATCCGCGCTAAGCGGCTCGCCGCCGGCACGGTGATCGCCTCCAACTCCTCCGCGGCCTCGCTCTTCTCCTCGGGCCTCATGACGGCATCCGCCGAGGTGGTCGCAAGGCTCGGGATGGATGTGGCCGCGTGGTCGATGGATGCCCCCGGCATCTTCATCCCCGCCGGCATCGTGAAGCTCACCAAGGCAGCCGGCGCGTAACGTGCCGGCGCCGGCCTACCTCGAGGCCAACGGCCGAGCCGCTCTCCCCGAGCGGCTCCGGCCGGCTCCGGGCGCCACCCTCGAGGTGGTGCTCATGCCTCGGCCACCCCTCTCCACGGCAACGCTCGCCAATGCGGACCCCTCCGCGGTGGCGAGCATTGCGTGGCTAGATGAGGATGGCGGCTCGCACCTCGAACCCTTGTGGCTCCTCGCGGAGCTCCCCTCGGGTGATCCGGTGCACGCGGCGCCGCCCTCCGAGGGATTGGTGGAGGCCGATAAGTACGGGGGAACCTTCCTCCGGGTGCGCGCCACCACCGTAAACCTCGCGGACGGCCTCGAGCACCCCTTCACCTTCGCCCTGGCCCACACGGCCGGCCCCGGTGGGGAAACCTTCCGCAACCTCCAAGAGCTCCGCTCCATGGCCGGCGCGGTTTGGTATGACGTGGGCGGCACGCTCGGCAAGGCCTACGCGGTGACCGGCGCCGAGCTCTCGCCGGCCGCCCTGGCCGACCGGATCCAATCCGGGGAGCTCGTGTACGGGCGCTCCGGCACCGGCGCCGATGGCCACCCCGAGCTCCACCTCACCGCCGGCCCCGCCACCGGCCGCCGGCGCGCCACCCTCGGGGACTTGGTAACGGTGCTCGGTGAGCCGGTGCGCGTGGTGCAGCTGCGCGAGGCCTCGGCCAACGAGATAGACGTTATCGGCGTGGTGATCCAGCCCCCGCCCGATACCGGCCCGCTCCCGGGTGATCCGTGGAGCTCCGGCGTGACCGTGGCCGAGCTCGCCCGCGCTATGGCCGTGGGCCTCCCGGCCTCCGGCTCCGGCCCCGTGGTGGATCGCCTAGAGCTCGCCATCCGCACGGCCGAGGAGGCTATCGGGTGGCGCCTCGGCCGGCGCACGGTGGCCGATTGGCCCGATGGCATCCCCGCCGGCGCGCGCTCCGCGGTGGTACAGGTGGCCACCCGCGTATACCGCGCCTCGGATGTGACTTTCGGGGTGCTCCAAACGGAGCTCGGTAGCTCCTACGTTGGAAGGTGGGTGACCCCCGAGGTAGAGCTCGGCCTCCTCGGCCTCCGGCGCCGGTGGGGGATTGCGTGAATAGCCCGCGGCCCTGGCGCGCCATCCTCGAGGAGCTCCGGGTGCTCCCCGAGCTCGAGGATGCCGGCGTGACCCTGGCCCCCGGGTGGGTGGCCCAGCTGGCCACCCCCGCGATCATTGTTGCCCCCACACGGCGCGAGCTCGTGCGCTCCTCGGATGTGCGATGGCATCTCGCCTTGCAAGTGGTGATGCCCCTAGCATCCGACGATGATGAGCCGCTCCACGCGCTCCTCGAGCTCGCCCTCGCCCACCTCCCCGCCGGCGTGATCGTCGGGGAAACGACCTACGCGCAGGATGACCGTGCCGGCGCGTCCTACCTCGTGAGCACTACCGAGCTCACCGCCTAGCAGGAGGCCCCGATGCCGTCGCTCTTCGGCCAACCGTCGCTCCGGTACACCCCCTCCGGTGGTAGCACTACCCCGGTGGATCTCTCGCCCATCACCCGCCCGGGTATCGAGTTTGACCAGCCCATCGAAACGGTGGAGGATCCCACCTTGGCCGAACCGGGCCGCTCGAGGACGCGCGCCGGCTCGGCCACCGTCGCCTTTACCCTCGTGGTGGGTGACGATTGGGCTACCACCGTGGAGGCCCTCCTCGGCACGCACGGGGAGCTCGAGGCCAGGGTGCCGGATGAGAATGGCGCCGGCTTTACCGCCGATGTCAGCTGGCCGGCGGCCTACCCCATCGCCTACACCGAGGAGGGCTTTGTGGAGGTTGCCATGACCCTTGGCGCCTCCGGTATCGCCTTCGCCGCGGCCAAGGCCGCCCCGTAGGCTCCGAGGTGGCCCGGAGGAGCTCGAGCCGCTCCGGCGCCCCTACCATCGCGGTAGAGGGCGCTAAGGAGCTCGCCCGTGACTTCCGGGCCGCCGGCATCGCCGCCAAGGAGCTCTCGGGCGCCTACCGCGCCATCGCGCGCGAGCTCGTGCCGCCGGCGCAGCGCAACGCGCCCAAGCGCACCGGCCGGCTCGCCGCCTCCACCCGAGGCGCCGGCACTAAGACCTCGGCCATTCTCCGGGCCGGCTCGGCACGTGTGAGGTATAGCGGCGTCATCCACTTTGGAAACCCAACCGTCAAGACCTACCCCGCACGCTCGGGTGCCTCGAGGAGCACCGGCACCCTTGGCGTGATCGCACCCCAACCGTGGCTCTATACCACCCTGGACGAGCGGCGCGATGAGGTGCTCTCATCATTCGAGGAGCACGTGGGCGCCGCTCTCCGGCGCAACGGACTCGCCTAGCACGAGGGGACTACATGACCGCGCTACGGATCACAAAGGCCGATATCCGAACGCTCACCGTGGGGGAGCTCGAGCTCCTCGAGGAGCGCACCGGCCGGCCGCTCTCCAAGCTCTTCTCCGAGGATGCCCCGCGCGGCGTGCTCCTCCATTGCCTCGCCTACATCCAGCTTCGCCGGCAGGATGGGAGCGTGACGTGGGAGGAGGCCGCCGATGCCGTGGTGGAGCTCGACACCGAGGAGGAGGGGGAGGAGGCCGTGACGCACACCGGCCCTTTGGCGCGCCGGCCGGCTCGGCCGGCCAGGGCTACGGGTGGCCAAAGGAAGCGGTGAGACTCGTGTACGACCTCTCGCTAGGGCTCGGGTGGCTCCCGCGCGATGTGCGCGAGCTCACCGTGGAGGATCTCGAGGGGCTTACCAAGGCCGCCCACCGGCGCGAGGCCCGCGCTAAGCGGGGGAAGTAGCTATGGCATCCAAGAGCCGCTCTATCTCGGTGAAGATCACCGGGGATGCCTCGGACCTCGAGCGCGCCCTCGGTGCCTCCACTAAGGGCCTCGGCCGGCTCGGTACGGAGGTGCTCGGCACCTTCGGAGGCAACCTCCTCACCAAAGGCTTTGACACCCTGGTAAGCGGCCTCAAGAGTGCCGCCGGGTGGGCCATGGAGGGGGTGGATAAGCTCGACGGGTGGGGGGATGCCATCGCCCGCCTCGAGGCCCAGGCCGTAGGGCTCGGGGATGCCATCGCCAAGGTAGACCTCACCCGGTGGGGGGTGGATAAGACCGAGGCCGCCGCGGCCGCGGCCGAGATTGCCAACATGGCAAAGAGCCTCGGCCTCACCGATGACGAGCTCAAGACCGTTACGCCATCCATGACCGAGCTAGCGGCCAAGCTCGCCTCCCTCGGGGATGGCAACCCCGAGGCCGTGGCTAAGCAACTCGCCGCGGCGCTCAAGGGCTCCTCCAAGGCCGCCGGCGCCCTCGGCGTGGAGCTCCCCAAGGGCGCTAAGGGGATGGAGGCCTACGCGGCCATCGTGGCCCAGCTTGGCCCCCAGCTGGACAAGGCCACCGCCGGCTCCCGCTCCCTCGCGGATGTGAGCGCCACGTGGGATGCCACGTTGGCGGATCTCCAACTAGAGCTCGCCGGCTACCTAGACCAGCTGGCCCCCGTTATCTCCTCCATGGTGGACGCGCTCCTACCGGCCTTCCGCGAGCTAGTGGGCGTGGTGGGGCCGGCCCTGGCGGCCGTATTCGGCTCCATCTCCGGCGCCCTCGAGGGGATGGCCGAGGGCGGAGCGGCGCAGTACGTTACGGGCCTCCTCCAAGCCATGCTCAAAGTGGCAAAGACGCTCGGCGCCTTCCTCTTCGAGCGCGTGGTGCCGGTGATCCTCGAGCTCGGTAACGCGATTGGTGAAGCCCTGGCCCCCGTGCTCCCCATCGTGGAGGAGGCCTTCGCCGCGTGGATGCCGGTCCTCTCGCAGCTGTGGGGCTTCATCGAAAGCGTGGTGGTGCCGCTCCTCACCCGCTATGTGATCCCCGCGCTCGGTAAGGTGCTCGAGGTGGTGGCCACGCTCGCCAAGGCCCTTGGTGGCGCGCTCTCTAACTCGCTCTCCACCATCTCGCGCGGCTTTGATCGCTTCATGGGCTTTATCCGGCCGGTGATCGACGCGCTCCGCAAGGTGGCCGACCTCGCCGGCTCGGTGGGTGGGAAGCTCGGCTCTATCTCGCTCCCCTTCGGCATTGGCAAGAGCTCCGGCGCCGGCCGCTCGGGTGGCGTGGTGGTCAACATCTCCGCCGGCGTGATGGGTGACCCGGTGAGCATCGGGCGCGAGGTGTCGCGCGTGCTCGGCGCCTACTCCTCCCGCTCCGGGCACATGGTGACGGTATGACGTGGCGCGAGCTCCTCTCCGTTGGCTTTGACGAGGGGGAGCCGGAGGCCGCCCGGTGGGGTGCGTGGGGCGGCATAGACGGCTCCACGGTGCACGTGGAGGACGGTACCGGCGGCATCCCCGGGGAAGGGCTCTTCCTCGTGGCCCTCGCCCACCCGACCGGTGGCGGCCTCACCCGGAGCGCTCGGGAGAAGCTCCCGCCGGCTACCGCCGCGGGGCCGGCCAGGGTGCACCTCACCGCATACGTGAGCACGGCCGGCGCCTCGGCATCCATCGCGCTCGAGTGCAGCCGCGCGGACGGCTCCGATGCCGGCCTCGCAGCGCCCCCCGTCACCGAGGGCCGGGTGCAGGGTGGGGCCGGATGGCAGACGGTGGCCGCCACGATCCAGCTACCGGCCGGCACGGCCACCTTCCGGCCGGTGGTGACGGTAGACGCTCCGGCCGCCGATGCGTGGGTGGGCGTTACGGACGTTCGAGTAGAGGTATGGGAGCCGGCCACCCTCACCGCCACCACCGGCCTAAACCTCCTCGGTAATGGCGGCTTTCGCTCGAGGGATGGGCTCGTGCGCCGGCCGAGCTCGTGGATCTATGACGGCAACGGCCTAACCCTCGAGCTCTCCCGCGTGTGCGCGGCCACCGAGGCCGAGCTCGTGCTCCATGACGGGGACTACATGGCCGCGGATGAGGCCCTCGGTGGCTCTACCCTCGTGATGAAGGGGGCCGGCGGCACCGACGCGCACAACTGGCCGAAGTTTCACCAAACCGTGCCGGTGCTCGAGGCCCGCCGCTACATGGTGCGCGCCCTCATGGCCGGCTCCGATGGCGGAGAGGCCTACATCTTCGCCACCCCGCTCGGCGCGGATGCCACGACCCCCACCGGCCCGGATTGGTACTTCCGCCGGCCCATCACCGGCTATCCGGGCGGCCCCGAGCTCGAGGGGTGGGCGGAGGTGATCGGCGCAATGGTGACCCCGCCAGGAACGCGCTTCCTCCGGGTGGCCGTGATGGTGACCACCGCGGCCGGCCAACCCTTCCTCGAGCTCTTCGATGAGGTGGGGCTCTATGAGGAGGCCGTGCCGGATCGGTGGGATATCGAGGACGACGCCTACCGCTCGAGCCTCCCCTATCCGGCCGTGTACCTTGGCCCTGGCACCATCGACAAGCCCACCCGCCGGTATGAGCACCTCGTGCGCTCGGCCTCGTGGCAGCTTGGCCGCTCGTGGTGGTTTGGATCCCCCGAGGTGGGGACGTGCTCGGTAGAGCTCGAGGGTGACCGGCACGAGCTCGTGCCGGGTGACGTGTGCAGCATCGCCCGCGACCCCCTCGGCCTCCTCTGGACCGGCCGCGTGGACGATGTGACCGTAGAGGAGCACGTGGAGGCCGGGGAGGTGGTGGTGACCACCCGGGTATCCGCGGTGGACGCTACCGGGTGGCTCGCCGGCACCAAGCTCGCCGGGTGGGCGGCCACCGCCCAGCCGGTAGATCAGCGCATCGTGGCCCTCTACGCCAAGGCCGGCGCCATCGTGACCACGCGCACGATGCCATCCGCGGTGGCGCTCCCCTCGAGCCTCGGAGGGACGATTGGCACCGCCGCGGCCCCCGTGACCGCGCTAGACCGGCTCGACCAAGACGAGCGCGAAGCCAATGCCATCTCGCAGATAGGGCCGGATGGCGTGGTGCGCGTGCTCACCCGGGCCGCCCTCCCGGCCGACCTCGCCGGCGTGGCTACCCCGGTGCCGCTCGTGGGTGACGATGCGCCGGTTACCTTGCAGCTGGACCGGGCCGCGGTGGGGAAGGTGGTAAACCTCTGGCGCTTCGCGGACGGGGAGGAGCTCTATACCACGGCCATCCCCGAGGGCGGCACCTCGGCCTCCCGGTATGGCACGCGGGAATATGACTGCAAGGGCACCAAGGCCACCGCCTCCGCCCGCTACACCGCGCCCATGCGCGAGGTGGTGGCCAGGGCGCTCCCCGCCTTCCTCGTGAGCGTGAAGGTGCACCGGCGCGCGCAACCCTTCGCCGGCCTCGGCCCGTTTGATCTCGTGGAGACTCGCGGGGAGAAGCTCCAAGCGCTCCAGCTGGCGCACAAGGTGGATCCCGGCTCGTGGGTGGTGACCGCCTCGCTAGACGCCACCCAAACGGCCATCGTGGGCGGCCCCGTGGATACCACCCCGCCGGCCCCGGTGCGCAAGCGCGCAACCGTGACGCTCACCGCGAATAAGGACGGCTACGCGGTGCGCACCAACTCCGGCTCTAACTCGGGGAACGGTGCGAGCGGCAATATCCTTGTGGGCCTCCTCGGGGATGGCCACCTCTGCCGCGGCTTTGTCGCGTGGGCCTCGCAAACCTTCCTCGGGCGCAATCGCAAGGTGGTAAGCGCCACCCTCACCCTCACCACCAACCGCGGTGGGTGTATGCAATGGAGCACGGCGCCCAAGATCACCGTAAAGCGGGTGACGGCTACGTGGTCGGAGGGGACGCACGCCACCGCGTGCAGCTTCATTACGGGTAACGCGCTCAAGTACCCTGGCCCCGGCGTTACCTCCACCGGCCAAGTTACGGCCTCCATCCCCGCGGCCGACTCCCGCGCGGTGAATATCCGAATAGACGCCATCGCCCAGGCGTGGCTAGACGGCTCGGCGCAGCATGGCGTGGGCCTCTTCGGCGCCTCGGAGAGCTCCTCGGCCAACCGGGCCGCCTTCGATGCCTCCGGCTCCGGGCGCGCCAAGCTCGTACTCGTGTATGAGTACGACGAATGACCCCCGGGGAGTGGGTGCGTACCCTCTTCGGCATCGCCTTTGTGCTCCTCGTGGCCGTGGCCATGGGCGCGGTGATCGACGGTAACGACCCGCCCCGCGGCTATGAGGCCGCGGTGGGGCTCTTCATCGCGCTAGGCGTGGGCGCCGGCCTATGGGCGCTCGCAGAATGGAGGAGGCCCCGATGACCGAGGCGAATGCCCCGCTAGATCCCACCGTGTGGGAGGAGCTCCCCGCGGATCCCGCCGGCCCCGAGGAGCCCTATGCGCCGCCCGAGGAGCTCGAGGAGAAGAGCACCGAGGAGGCGCCGGCCTTCGAGGCCTCGAGGGGTGCCGGCGGCCCCGACCGCTACCGGCACGGCAAGGTGCCAACCTCCATGCTCTCGGTGACCACGGAAACCTCGGAAAGCCCCTACGTGTGTTGCGGCTATTGCTCGGCGCAGATGGCGGCCAGGACCGCCAAGGCCGGCGTGAGTGCGGATATGAAGCGCGAGGGGCACGCCATCCGCTCCAAGGGCGGCCGCCGGCACAATGCGGGGAGCACCTCCACGGAGCTCCTCAACGGCCTAGCGCGGGCGCTTTCGGTGGATGTGGACCCCGTGGCCACCTCGAGCATTCCGGGCCGCCTACGGGCCGGCTACGCGGTTACGGTGAGCCTCCAATACCGGCTCCTCCCCGAGTACCTCAAGGTGCAAGGTAACGACTTCGGCCATTCGGTATGCCTCTTCGGCTACCGGGCCGAGGGTGAGCTCGTGGGCTACTTCGATCCCCTGTGGAGCCAGGGCGCCGCCGGCGCGTGGGTGCCGTGGGCGGAGCTCCGGCGCGCCTTGTGGAGCTCCGGCCATAACACGACCAAGGCCAAGGTGAGCGCTCCTCCCCCGCCCCCGCCGGCGCCCTCGGTGACGCTCCGCTACTCCGGCACGCGGTACGGCCCGCGCACCGCCACCGTGAAGGGTGACCGTACCCACGTGCGGACCTCGCCCTACATCCGCTCGGACAATCACAAGCGGTGGGTGAATGCCGGCGCGCACTTCGCGGTGGCCCAGCGGACCACCCGCGGCACCTCGGTTAGCGGCTCCACGACGTGGTACGGCAACGCGGCCGGCACCGAGTGGGTGCACTCCTCGGTGGTGCGCTTCTAGCCCATTCGGGTAGTATGGCGATCCCCCGGGCCGGTGTACCTCGAAGCCCGCCGGCCCGGGGATTGCCATTGCCACCCACCCGAGGGCTTCGAGGCTTCGAGGATGGCCGCATGGCTCCCCCTTCTCCCGCCCGGAGGCCCGCACACGCGCGGCCGGCCGGCATCATCTCGTGCGCGGTATGCGGAGGATCGCACCCCGCCGAGCGCGAGCTCCACCGGCCGTGGACGCGAGGCGAGCTCCTCATGGCCGGATGGTGCGCCGGCGTGGCCACCCTGGCCGGCGCCGAGCTCCTCGCCCGGTGGCTCTTCGCATGAGCCCCCTTAGCGCGAAACAGGCCGCCACCCGCGCCACCGCGGTAGGCGCCTCCGAGGTGGGCGCCCTGGTGGGTGACTACCTCCACCCCTACGCTTCGCCGGCCTCCATCTACGCGCGCATCGTGACCGGCTACCAGCGGCCCGTAGGCTCGGGCGCCGGCCTCGGTAATGAGCTAGAGCCGGCCATCCTCGCCCTCGCCGGCCGCCGGCTCGGCGTGAAGGTGCGCACCTCCTCGTGGAGCTATCGCCACCGCGAGCTCCCGCTCGTGGCCACCGCGGACGCGGTGACGCTCGAGCCGGTGGGGGATGCCGTGGCCATCCTCGAGGCTAAGCTCGTGGGGACGTGGGGGGCCTCGGATTGGACCGATGGGCCGCCCCCGTGGGTGCGCGATCAGGTGCAAGCCCAACTCCTCCTCTCCCGCCGGCGGCTCGGCATCGTGGCCGCCCTCATAGGCTCTACGCGCTTCGAGCTCCACGAGTTCCCCGCGGATCCCGCGCGCCAACGCGAGCTCGAGGAGGCCGTGCGCCGCTTCGCGCTCGAGCACCTCGAGCCCCGCGTGCCGCCGGCCGTGGAGCTCCCCCGAGATGAGGACTTGGTGCTACGCCTCGCACCCCTCGGGGATGGCGAGGCCCTCGCAGCTGGCAACGTGCTCGAGGCTCTCGACTACCTCGATATCGCCGCCCGCCGGCGCCTCGAGGCCGAGGAGCTCGAGGCCCAAGCTCGAGCCCTGGCCGTGCGCGCGGTGGTGACCACCGGCGCCTCGGTGGTGCTCCCGCCCTACGGCCATGGCCGCCGATGGCGCGCCACCCGCGTAGAGCTCGCCGGCGGCCCCTCCCTCCGCTTCCTCCCCTCCCGCCCAAAGGACACCGACAATGGCTAACGACGCGGCCGCCTACGCGGCCATGGCCCACCGCGCCCCCTCCGATGAGGAGGAGCTCGAGGAGCTCCTCGTGCAAGGCCTCCCCGCCGGCGTGTGGCCGGCGGAGCTCGAGAAGGTGACGCGCCGAACCTCTGTGGATGAGGAAACCGGGGAGGCCAAGGTGCTCCTCGGGTGGCATTGGCTCGTGGAGCTCGATGGC